AGAGTGGTCTCAGGAAGAGCATTGCGAGGAGCGCAAACTTGACGAGGAGCGTTGGACTCACAAGGACCATCAACCTCATTGAAAGAAGGATCAGTGATGTAAGTTAATTGAGTGGTGTTACCAACCATCTTGTAGTATCCGCGTTGTTGTTCGGAAGTAAGAGTAAGTTGGTTCCAGATGTGCATCCAGTCACCATATTGACGGTCAATTCTTTGTCCACCAATCTCAACCTCAACTTGAGAGATAAGTTGCTCTCCAGGGAAATCTAACCAACGAGCATAAACTCCATCGGATGAAGTAGTGTTAGCCATTTGTTGATTGATCTCAGGAAGAGTTACTTGAAGATAGGTTCTATAAGCAAGATCACCGTTTCTGCTGATGGTGCAGGTTACTCTGCGTCCGAAATCAGCTTGTCCGTTGAAAGTTTGCTCAATAGACTCCATTGCGAAGTTAGTATGTCTTCTGTAAGAGACTTTCCAGAAAGTAATTTGAGGGTTGCCAGTAAGATATACATCTTGGGCACCGTAAGCTACGAGTTGCATTAATCCACCTCCCATGGTTATAATATTGCTAAAGATTTTTTTTTTCTGACAAAATTACTTTTATCTACATTAATTTATTTAATTAAATTGAAATTAAAATTTTCCTTCAAGAATGTATTAATATATGAATCTGAAAATATTTCTTTTTTCCCTTCATGATTTTTAGAAAAAACATATTGATTATTATATTTTTTAATTGTCCATCCATTATTTAATCCATTATAAATAAATGCTAATATGTATTTTTGTTTATTATCAGAAATTATGTTACCATTAACATGTAAATTATCTAAAGTATAAATTTTTGATGATTGATTAGATAAAATATAACAATTTTGCTTCTTTTTTATTTTCCATTCATTTTCTAAATAATCATTTAAATAATTCATCATACATATTGTTTGGGGATTCATTTTTTCAAAATCAAAACTTTCCATATTAATAATCATTTGTTAAATATAGAGAAAACATAATAAGAAAATTAACTTGAAATACTTTTTAATTAAATTTTATATTAAATATAATATAATGAATTAACTATATTAATGCCATCTTTTAAACATAAGACCAATAAAAAAATTATATTGGATGAAAAAAGTATAACTACTCTCGATAGTAAACATAAAGAAATAGAAAAAGAATTTGAAAAGGAAAAAATAGATATTATTCCTGATCTTAGAGCTAAAAAAAGATATTTTACTAAATTACTAGAGACTAAATTACCTATAGACCAACAGTTAGAAATTAAAGATAAATTATTGGAAATAACTGCCCAAATAAAGGAATTAAAGACTAATAAAAAAAAATATTATTTGAATAATAATAAATATATTTTTGATTATTTTGAAACTAAAAAATCTGTTTCTATGGATAATAATAAAACTAAATTATTAAATTCCTTTTTTAAAATTAAATCTGAAGTAGAAGTCCAACATAGTAACGAAAATAAAGATAATATTCAAAAATATCTCTCTAATTTAGATGAATCTTTTATTGATATAACCAAATTTGTTTTTGAAACAGATATTTGTCAATTTTGTAAAAAAGGTGAACTAATTCCAATCGATCATGAAGGTATTATGGTTTGTAATACTTGTTATAAACATATTCCTTACCTTGTTGAAAATGAAAAACCTTCTTATAAAGAACCCCCAAAAGAAGCCTGTTTTTATGCATATAAAAGAATTAATCATTTTAGGGAAATATTAGCACAATTCCAAGCTAAAGAAACTACGCAAATCCCGGAAGATGTATTAGAAAATATTAAAAACCAGATTAAAAAAGAAAGAATTGATTTAAAAAATTTAAGTAATAAAAAGGCTAAAGAGATTTTAAAAAAATTAGGATATAATAAGTATTATGAACATATTCCTTTTATCAAAGATAAACTTGGTATTAAACCTCCCGTTATGACTCCTGAATTAGAAGAATCATTATGTAATTTATTTATGGAAATTCAAGCTCCATATGCAAAATTCTGTCCTGATGACAGTGTTAATTTTTTAAATTATTATTATACTGTTTATAAATTATGTGAACTCTTAGATCAAACTCAATTTTTACCATATTTTCCTATGTTAAAAGACAGAGAAAAAAGAATTGAACAAGATGAAATCTGGAAAAAAATCTGTGAAGAACTTAATTGGGAATTTATACCTACTATTTAATAAAATTGAAGTATTTTTTTCAATTTATTTCTCTCTTATCAATCTTTCTTATTTGGTATTTAATCATTATGGTTTTACATCCTCTTGCTAAAATCCTACCACAGGTCCTTGTTAACGAAATATTTTCATATGATCCCCAACATAGGGAATATATGAAAGATGTTATGAATGATCTATTGTTCTCTCATCATAAATATAATATGAGTGCTGTTTTTGATGAATTAATCGAACAAGAATGTGATAATGATTATTGTGGCCAAATGATAACAAGAAATAGCGATGACACTCAATCAGTCATTATATTGAATAATTTATATCACTTTTGTTGTGAAGATTGTGCTGGGGAAGGTGAATGGAGTATTCGTTATGATTATAGAAAAGCTATGCGTAGAAGAGCTAAAGAAAATTGAAAAAAATAAAAAATTGAAAAAATGAAAAACTTGAAAAAAATGAAAAATTGAAAAAAAAAAATTGAAGTTTTTTTTTAAAATCTTTTTAATTTATCCAAAATGTATATGATAACTAATCAAAATGGCTCTCTTACATCCTCTATTTGATTTCCTGCCAAAGGTGCTTGTTGATGAAATATTTTCATATGATCCTCTACATAGAGAATATATGAAAGAAGTATTTGAAGAATTAAAAAAAAAACATGACTCTCGATATAGGTGTAGTAGATACGATTGTCAATCTAACTGTTATGATAAAAAATGTATTCAAATCTTTATCTTGGTTGGTAAATATAGTTTTTGTTGCCGAGATTGTGCCCGTAAAGGATCAAGAAAAATTAGAGAGGATCTGCGCCGCTATGATCCACGAGTCTGCCCCCTAGTGTGTCCAAAAGCAACTTTTTAAAATTTAACTAAAGTATTTTTTAATCTTCCTGTTCATAATATTTTTTTTCTATTGCTCACCATGTTGTTAAAATTTTTGATAATTAACTATTATTCCAAATACATATTTTTATAAAATAAAAAATTTGAAAAAAATGAAAAATTGAAAAAAATTGAAGTTTTTTTTTCAATTTGTTTTAATTTACCCAAAATATAAATGATAACTAATCATTATGGCTCTCTTACATCCTCTTTTTGATATGCTACCAAAGGTAATTGTTGATGAAATATTCTCATATGATCCTCAACATAGAGAATATATGAAAGAAGTATTTGAAGAATTAAAAGATAAGCTTGACTTTCGTTATAAGTGTGATAGATATGATTGTAATTCAAATTGTTATGATAATTTCCTGGAAACAAGTATAATGTTTCATAATTTTAGGTTTTGCTGTGTAGAATGTGCCGGTGAAGGAGAAGATGAAATTAGACGGGATATGCGACGCGCTGGATACTGCTGAAGGAGAAGATAAAATTAGACGGGATATGTATACATTGTATATTTTTAAAATTTAACTAAAGTATTTTTTTATCTTCGTTTTCATAATATTTTTTTCATTTATTTTTCAATTTTTTCTATTAATTTAATATAATGGAAACTAAAGAAAAGGATAATCTAGCTTATTCAGACAGTGTATTTAGTTCAGAAGATTTATTAAGTGATTGGATTGCAGTATCCGGTGTATTATTAACTACAAGTTTACTATTTTACCATATGTCTCGGGTCAAATCATTAAAAGTAAGACCCTATTTAGCTAAAATAATATCTATCGGCTTAATAATTGTATCTACTGCTTACTTATTATATGCGTTATATCCATACACACAAAGAATGAATTTTACTATAAATAAATGTAAAGAATTGGATACTTGCTCAGAAGAACAAAGTAGTGAATTAAGTATATTAAAAAAATCATACTTATTGTTAGGTGGATTAAGTGTATTATTACAAATATTAATAGTTTATTTAGTTATTTATACTATCTAATTATTGTATTGATTTGCATTTATTAACCCCAAAAATAAATTTAAATGTAGACCAGTTTTTACTATAATCCTTTCTTTGTTTATTGAAATATAAAACAAATCCCACTATTAATGATCCAATTATTAAATATTTCAAATAAATTAATATTTTATTATAATTATCTATTTCTTTTTTATATTTTTTCTTATCTTTACTAGAGTAATAATTTATATAAGTATTAATAAAATGGTATAAAACAACTAATCCAAATACAAATATATTAAAATGTAGTGACATTTTGGTAAATAAAACAAATAATACCCATATTGATATTGAATTTCCTAATAAAATCATTGGATTTAGATTACTTTCACTTGCAAATCCTAAGGAAAAATATATAATGAATAAAATAACCACATGTTTGGCTACCATATTTTCAGATAATAATTTGCGCGTTTTACAACCTAATGTTTCAGCAATAAAATTACCGGATATTGCTAATATTAACAGTAATACTCCATTCATAATATTATTAGCTTTTTCTACAGTATTTTCCATATATATATATTTATATTGAAAAATTATTTCTCTGCAATGGTCTCCATAATTTTTGATGTTACTAAATAGGGATCACAATTTGAACTAGGTCTTCTATCTTCAAAATAACCTTTCTTATTTTTAACTGTTTCTAATCCTCTTCTTATAGATGCACCTCTATCTGAAATACCATCTGTAAATGTATTATAATCAGCTGTTTCAAATTTTCCTGACATTCGTTCTTCATTTCCTTCTCCATAAACTTTCATATGTTCCATATGCTTTTCTCTTAATTTATCAATAGCTTCATTTATATATTCTAATCCAGTTTTACTATCTCTCCCCTCTCTCATAAATACAGTGCTAAAATTTGTATGACAACCGGAACCATTCCAATTTCCTTTTAAATACTTGGGTTCTAAACTAATTTCTAGACACTGTGTATCTTCACATAGTCTATTTAAAATATATCTTGCTACCCATAAATGATCCCCCGCTGATATTCCTGTGCATGGACCCACTTGGAATTCCCATTGTCCAGGTGCTACTTCTGCATTTATTCCCGATATTCTAATTCCAGCATATAAACAATACTCTAAATGTTTTTCTACCATGTTTCTTTCAAATACATTTCCTCCTCCCACACCACAATAATACTGTCCTTGAGTATTATTATCATTATAACCGACTGGTAATTTAGTTATTGAGTCTATTATAAAGTATTCTTGTTCTAAACCAAACCAAGGTTGCTCTTTTTCATTTTGGTCAAAAATTTGTTTGGCTAAGTAACGATTATTAGAAGGTAATGGATTATTGTTTGCGTCATATGTTTCACATAATACCAACTTACTAGAAATACCTGGAAATTTTCTGAATGGATCGTTAAACATATTTATAGGTTTTAAAATGACATCTGAATTGTCACCTGTCGCTTGATTTGTTGAACTTCCATCAAAGTTCCATAATGGTAAATCGTATAAATTTAATCCATCATCACCAGGACAAAAATGAAATATTTTTGTTTTACTTCTCAAATTATTATTAGCATCTATCCAAATATATTCTAAACAGTAACATGTCATTGTAATTAACTATAAAATTATATTTAAATACAATTAAAAATTAATAAAAATATTAAAAAATAGGGAAAAAGAAAACATCTTCATTATTTTTGTTTTTCTCTCTTTTAATATGATTTGAAATAAGAGGACATTTTGAATATGTATATTTATATCCTCCTTTTTCAATTATTTCTGTTTTCTTTGTAAGAGATTCTGTGCAATCTATATTTACTATCTCGTCTGCACAGTTTTCTTCTATAGCATTATTTCCATATAACCACCAATCATTATTGATTTTTCCTTTAAATTCCGATTCTGTAATATTTATTCTTTTGGATTGCATTGTAATTATTTCATCTTCCATTTGATTAATAAATTCCATATAACTTTCTATCCTTGATTTCTGGTCTGCTATTCCTAATGCCATTTGATGTTGCATTAATTTCCCATGTGGTAATATATATCTTTCCTTACAAGCCTGTAATATGATAAATCCCATACTATATGCTGTTTCGGCTACACAAGTAAGATTATATTTTTGAATCTCTGAAACTATTTTCATACCATGAGTTACAGATCCTCCCGGAGTATTTAAATATACAATTGTGTTATTTTTGTTAGGAAGTAAATTTAATTCATGTATAAATTTACTAGTAGATTCTTCATTTATCTCTCCTTTCAATAAAATATTATTGGTTGTATTGAACTTTAATATTTTAGTTGGTTGAGAGAAAATCATAGGCAAATATAAAAATAATAACCAAATCATTATATTATTCCTAAATATAATTATTTTTTTTGTCGTATACTACATGTATGTAGTGATGAAAAATTAATAAAAAAAATTAACTAATTGTTTAGAAAATTCGCCATCACTAGGATAATGAAGACCGGCTTTAATTCGCACAGAATTACATCGTTCGGCTATAGCGTCGAGTTGGGGTTGAACTTGAGGATAAGATTTACCTAATTTTTTGGCCAAATAATAAGCTTGGAACGCATGTCCAGCGGGATAAGCGGGTGTATTACTAGAAATCGATGTTAATACATTTAAACTAGGTTTTATTTGTTTAGGTCTTGGGCGATTAATAATATATTTGAAAAAGGATATTATGAATACTATAGGAAATTCAGTAATCATATCATCTAGTTCTTTAATGGAT